GATACTACGCCCCTGAGCTATCATCCGTTTATCACCCCAAGTTTGGGTCTGAGCTCGTGATATGCAACCCACGTGACGCACTCGTGAATGTCAACTTTCCACTTAAGAATAATTAGAGCTAAATACGTAATGTTAATCGTAATCGTACTTGTATCCATATACTGCTTTGCGACGGGATATTTCATTAGATCTCAGGAAAAGCAGCCAGGGTGGGAAGGTATATAGTAAAAAAAGCCTTCGGGTCCAGGAGTGATTCTCAACTACTGAGTGAAATCTCCCTGACGAGGAAGATGGCGAAGAAGTTCTTTGATATAAGATCCAATGCATTATACATTATGTTCTTTTCAGCTTCTGGAAGAACATAAGCAACACCATACAACCCCCAAACCAATGATATAAACTTGAAGATGTTGTTTCCGGCTCCACCCATCTCCTTGTATATAATCCTGAATGTCATGAAGAATGCAGCTGTACCAATCACAACTGCACTCGTCTTTGGTATAACCCCAATCTCACCCAGATAGCCTGCTAGGAGCATAACAAAATTGTACAAAAGTATACGTACAAACTGCGACTTGTATTTCTTGGCAATCACACCAGCTGAGCGTTCACCCTTCTTGTACAAAAAGTAGGATGACATGCTCACCAACATCATAGGGGTTGTCAGGAACCAGTCAAAGTAGCGAGTGATTGCCATGTGCTCAAGCTTGATGTTGCGAAGAAGAGCAACATAAAATGTAAACTGGATTGCCGTCACAAGCAACTCGAGCCTCAGAGTCTGCGCAAGCAACTTTGGCTCCTTGATCCATAAACCTTTTTGAGCAAACAGAGCTGAGACCGCCTGTGCCAAAATACTCAGGTTTGTCGAGTGTCTAAGCACATCCATTAATATGTAGTTACAAAATAATGGAATGTCCTGTATGTGCAGAGGATCCTACAAGCCACTCATTCAAACAGATTGAAACCCTACCAGATGGCACAGTCATCATGTACACCAAGCCTGCAGAGGCGAGCAAGTACTGGGACAGGGATGGGATCCTATTTCACTATGATCAGAAGCTGTCGACTGTGGGTGACTGGGTGTGGGTGTTTGACGCGGAAGGATTTTCCTTTGAACATATGCTCGAGGTGGATGTCGCGATAAGCCTAGCCAAGCTCATCTCTTCCAAATACTCACAAACTCTGAAAAAGATTATGATTGTCAACCCTTCGTTTATGGTTCAGATTATGCTTACAATAGTGACTCCATTCCTGAATAAGCACATAAGATCACTGATCGTCAAATTATGATTAGAAAACTCGCTAGCTAGAATAGATGAACTATGCAGTACTCGACGAAGAGGAGACTGTTGACTTTTCAACCCTGTCATTCCAGGACAAGCTCAACAAGATTCGGTTCTTCAATCTAGGACCTTCTGACACGGATGCACCTCGCATCGAGTGTAACATCTTCCAGCTTATACCTGAATATCGAGCGGCAGTTGATAAATTGATTGATATTCAGCACAGAGTTGATCGAGCACAGAAGAAAATCAACACAGTGACTGATCTCATAGACAAGCTTGACAAGACTCGCAAGTATACGGAAAGTCTCGGTGAAATAATTGATCAGTTTATTCAGGATGAGAAGCTGGATGAGCTCAGGGCTGAGTATACAGAGGCTACGAGAGAATTTCAGAAGTATCAGGGAGCATTTTCACTTTGCAAGGATGCTGATATTCTCAATAAATACATGTGTTTTATATGCCTTGAACGTTCGATTAATGTATTTATCGACCCTTGTGGCCACACTATGTGTGATGAATGCGCAACAAAGGTCTCAACCCGATGCCCCATGTGCCGAGCCGGAATCATAAAGAAGGGTAGACTTTTCCTCAGTGTATAGTATGGCTGGTGGAATATTCGGTGGCCGAAAATTTGCGTTCAATATCAAGTGTGTAATATTTTCAGCGATTCTAGCGGGTGGATATTGGACTCTGCCACCCAAGAATCTGTACATTCTCTTTTTCCTACTCTGGGCTCCGTACATAGCCATGGCATGGTATGATTACTCGTACCAGTGCAAGGATAAGATAAAACCAACGGTTATACCTTTTGGTCGCTATATCTTTCTTCCATTCAAGCCACCAGGCTACAAGCAGGATTTTAACAAGTTGTCCAAAGATACCATTGGGTGGATGAACCGAGTAGACCACATCACATTATGGTCCATCCTAGTCCTCATCCTCTTCAAAATCTACTTAAAGAAATAGGCCCATGTATACTTGGGGTAGGCGTCACCCCATCTGACCTTAGCTCAATTGGTAGAGCGAGAGACTGTAGGCACCCAAGCCTGTTTCTGGATGAGCAATCATCTCTAGGTCACGTGTTCGATTCACGTAGGTCAGACAGAGGAGTCCCTGGATTCCTCTTGCTCCTGTAGCTCAGTGGTAGAGCATTCGCTTAGTAAGCGAAAGGTCTTGAGATCAAAACTCAACAGGAGCACCCATCAGTTCTTGTAACTCAGTTGGTTAGAGTGTTGGTCTTATGTACCAGAAGTCGCGAGTTCAAGCCTCGCCAAGAACAATCTCCAGAGCGGTTCTATCGTCTAATGGTTAGGACGCAGGACTCTGAATCCTGCAGTGGGAGTTCGAATCTCCCTAGAATCTTTCGACCTAGGCAAGTCGTAAAAAGGCTTATATTCTCCTATAACTCAGTTGGTAGAGTATCAGACTGTTAAGGGGAACTTTGTTCCCCGCTTCGCTATCTGGAAGTCGCAGGTTCGATCCCTGCTGGGAGAGTCTATGAGTGAAATCCTCACTCATAAACTCTTATTATGTAATATGGCTCTTCTATTTGAAGAAACTTCAGTAAAGGTGAAAGAGTCGGGGGTTTTCACTGATCGGTTGTGCTACGGGTTTTCACCTAACAATCTCGATCACTCTGTTATTCAAGCCTTTGTAGGTGAAGAAAACTATCAACGTTTTGCCGAGTTGTTTCCAAAAGCACTCTATGACCCCGAGAGTTATAGTTCTATAATGTTTGGTAAGGATGGCTCTGACTTTGAGATGTATGTGGAGTATGGGGGGGACATAATGTCATATGACATAGGAAAGGATGAGGAGTGCGTGTATCACAGTCTCGATTCCGCCCATTATAGATTCGTCTACGAGTACATTCAGACCAAGGTTAATCCTATCATATATTCATCTCTAATGTATTCTATTCATCCGGACAAGTGCGACATCATATACTGTAAAAAGACCCGCCGCCATCTATTCTCATATCTTCTGAAATACAAGACTTTTGTCAGGGTTCCCTCGATCAAGAAACAGTTAATAGAGGCGTTGCGTTCGATACATGACACAGAAATCGATATGGATGACGGGCTATATGTCAGTTACATAGGAATTGCAGTTACATGGGACGGAAAGCCCGAGATGAGTGTTTATTTCAGAAAGACTGATACTACTTAAAAAGGTTTGATGCATGTAATGTATGGAGAGACGAGCGTATGAAGCTCAGCCAGTGCGGGTTCTGAAGCGCATCTGGCATTTCTCTCGCCGCAACTGTTTGGCTCGCAAGGGTGAAGCCATAGAGCATACCCTGACGTTTCAGCAGATGGTTGACATCTGGCATGCACAGAAAGGTCATTGCTACTACTTAAAGATTCCGATGGTATTATTAACAGCAAGCGATTGGAAGTGTAGTCTAGAGCGCCTAGACCCCTCAAAGGGATACACATCCGAAAACTGCGTGTTATGTTGCCATGAGATGAATGGGGCGTGTCAGTGGACACCGGAAAAGGTGAGTGAGTTTAAAAATCATCTTGCGTCCCCCGTTGAACAAGATTTCCAGATTACTGACTCGGTGCACCGCTTTGTGAGTTATTTGTGGTCCTCAGCCCGCTCTTCGTCTTCTGCATGCAGAAAGAAAGGGCGGGCTGGGAAGGGTGAGTTTGATATTACGGTTGAATACCTAATTGATATTCTCACTTGGCAGGAGGGTAGATGCTATTATAGTGGCATACCAGTGAATTTCGAGAAGAGGTCGATGTGGAAGGCGTCACTTGAGCGGCTTGATCCGCTCTTGGGGTATACGGAGGGAAATGTGGTGTTTATTTGTTGGGAGTTTAACACATTTGATAACACTCATCGGATCGTTTACAGTAACGGAGGGAGCTGTAACTGGTCCAAAGAAAAGATTGAAAAAATCCGCAGCCATGTAGCTTAGTGGATAGAGCGCTCGCCTTCTATGTACTGACTTGTGTAAGCGAGAGGTCGCGGGTTCGATCCCCGCCTTGGCTAAACCATCTCCGTCCGAGAATCTTCACCCCTTGTAGGGCTGGAGTCCCCGGATGAAGAACCAAACGCTCTAAGTCTCTCACCTATACTCATTATACGTTGTCTAGGTGATGTTGGAAGATCATTCGCAATTTTCGCAGGTGACATGAAATTATCCATTCGTTTCTCGATTGGGTTACCTTGTTCGACGCATGTAATGAATTCCGAGTGACACTCATTCATGAATGTCTTTCCTTCTGAAACTCTGTTTTCGGGTTCTATGGTCAACTCTTTTGATATTCTGAGTCCGAGTTTCTGCATAGTGAGTGAAGATCTCAGAGCAGACGTCATCTTTTCATTCACCTTCAGATACAGTTGTACTGATCCGAGTACACCTGTCCCTGCTGAGAGAACTGCGTTGATTATACTCACGTAGCTCTGTTCCACAAACTCATTAAGAACAACGGCTGTAAGAGCATTGAGTGCTGATATGCCTATGATCGGTATGTTGAATCTCTGAGAGAGTTTGTGAAAGTAGACGTGCTCCTTGCGGTAGTAATCCTGCATCAAGTTGCATTGCTTCTCAAGCTCCTTCAGAAACTTTTGCTCCTCTGGATGCCATACATTTGTCTTCTCCATCCTTATTTAACGCAGCGAAAACTTTTCACATTTTGGGGAGCCTCTGACCAAAACTTCTTTTCGTCACTCTGGAACAAGTCAAAGAGTCGCATATTTTCATCTACAATCATTCGACCACGTTCCTCAGCTAGGTCTACTCGTACAACCCCATCTGGCAC